CAATACTCGACCCTACTAAGGCACAATTTAAGACAACGCCATTATATAGCAAAGGACGAGGTCAAGGACTACCCACACCTAAAATGATCACTGGTGATGATGGAAAACAAGTACAAGCTCCCACCAATGGAGCTAAAGCAATAATGGACAGGTTTAATATTGAAGCTGCTCATCACGATTGCATTGACAGCATAAGAATAGTCGAGTTAAGAAACCTGTAATAAATTTTGTCTACATGCGATCGGGCAGTGGGTAGGGAAGGATTGCTGCTGTCTGGTCGCATTGTTACAGGTCTGCTTTGCCATCAATAACAGGAACAATGGTACAGCGGCAGTTCACATCGAGCGACGGATCACCGAAGTTAGCAGGGCTTGGGCTGGTGTATCCTTCGCTCTCGAACTCCTCATTGACTCCCACAATCACACCGTCAAGCTCGGCATGTGCTTCTCTCACTTTTGCATCCCTTGAACTGAGCCACTGCTTCTGAATGTTGATCCCTGCTGTAGCTGCTTGTCGATAGGCTTGATCCGTTGAAGCATTGAGCGCCTTGGTGCTTTCGGTTCTTGCTATTCTCAGCGCTCGATCTGGACTGAAGGCTAACGAGCTAGACAGACTGTTTGCTATATCTGGCACACTTGCGCCTGATGTTAGACCCCGTTGTATGATTGACTCTACACTGCTGATCGTGGTGTTTGTCATTTCTTGCGCTGCTCTATTCGACAGCTGCACAGCAAGATCGCGACGACCAAAGACCAGATCAAGCGGTCTTGCCACATCGGCAATTCTGAAGACCCGATCCAGCTCTGCGTTTCCAGTCAGCATAAACCACTTAACAAACTCGCCCTGATAGCCTTGTTTCAGCAGTCTTAACTCTTCTGCTTTCTGCGCCCGTACTACATCAAGCAAGCCCTGCTCAGTGTTCTCCTCGACTATTCGTACAAAGCGCCTTCTTGCGCCTCTTAAATAGCCATTTACGCGCCTTTTGATGCCCTCTTCTGCTTTGCGTTGTGAGCGCTCAACCCAAGCTCGCCACATGTCCGCCCGCTCTTCTGGAGTAAATGACCGATCCTCCTTGTCGAGCTTGCGCTTTAACTCGTTGAGGACTTGCTTCATTCTGCTCTCACCGATCACGCTTACCCCGTACCATTTGATCTGAGCCACAAGGCCCGCAACAGTGGACAGGTTGATCGGGTGATCCCTGTCTCTGAATTGCGCCCCGTCGCCCTCGTGCCTAGCGACCCAAGCCTCCCGCAGTCTTATGGCGTTCTCTTCTGATTCCGATCTGGGTACCCCGTTGTTCTTGACGATTGGTGTGAGTCTCCTGTACTGGTCATTTCCTCGTATGTTACCACCAGCCCGCCAGATCTTCGGGTACTCCTCCTTGAGCTTTGCAGCATAAGCAGGGTCAAACAATTTCCATTGTGAGTTTCTAAGGCTAACCTTGAGATCGTCGCCTCGTTTGGGAAAGTTCGTTATCTCAGAATTTTTTTTTTCGGTTGAAGGCTCAAGTAAACAGGCGACAAAGCTGGTGCATCTTGACCGAGCTTGTCATAGTATCTTGAGATCACACGATAGGCTCGTTCACGCTCCTCCTCAGTGATTGCAAGCCTGCCCTCTGCGCCATTGAGGAGATCCACTGCTTGACTAAGTAGATCCTGATAGACCACAAGACGCCCCTCTTCAGGCGCTGCGTTTGTGGGGTCTTGTGGATCTTCTCGTCTTGCAATAAGCAACAAATACCCGTCTAACATTTGATCCTGTTCTGGATTATACAGCGCATGCGCTTCCCTGTATCGCTCCCAGTTCGGAGGAGAACCAAGAACAGATCGCCTAATGTCCTCGTGGCTTTGTTGTTGTGGGTTACCTGCATCTTTGCTGACTGCCAGATCCGCATATTCAGGATCGTAAACCCTAGAGTGATCAACAATGTAGAGCCGCTCTTCGCTGCTCATCGGGTGATCTTTGGGGAGTAGATCTGTGTCGTGTTTCCCTGAGCGATAACGTCCATTTCTAAGCGCATAAAGAAAGCTGTTGACTCTAGCCATAGCCCATTGTTGCGCACTGTTAACAGAAGGCCGCACAGATGCGGGATTGTTCTCGTAAGCACCTAAGCCTCTATGATAAGACACAGCTAAATAATTACTGTTCGTGAGCTTCTTGGCTTTGTTCTTTCCGTGCTCCTCATTGTGCTCTTTTGCTTTGCGCTTGAGTGCGGTCTGTGTTCCCTCTGGCAGGTCGTTCATCGCCGCTCTTGCGTTTGACTTGTCGCCATAATCAACCGCCTTAAAGATGGCACTCAGCATTCTTACATTGTCGTCCTCTTCTTGTCCGATGTCAGCCGGATCAGGTTGTACACTTGGGAAATCAAGACCTTCTGCGGCATATGCTGCTTGCGGATCAATACCGTTGAGGATGTGCAATTGTACCCTGTTGAGCTGTTCTGTCCTTACGCTTTGCAAAGCTTCTACCCCGCTGTAATCGTGTTCTATCCTGTAGTCAGGGTTAAAGCGCTGAGCGATCAGGGTCAACAACTCACCCAACTGCTTGCCTTTCTTGATCTGATTCGTCCAGTAGTTGATTGCCTGTTGTCGGCTTGTGGCATAGTTCGCAGCTGGTAAGCCGAGCACTGTTGGCGGCACACCCATCACCGCAGATATTGACTCCCTAGCCATGCGCCTCGATGCCTCAAATTCCATTTCGCGAGGGGACAGTTGAAGCTCTCTAACCTCTACCTGTCCACTGAGCACAAGAGCACCACCTTCTGAGGCTAGCCCGCTGTACTGATCCGCAATTTGTCGCCTTGTTTCAGAGGGCCAGATGTCACCATCCTCTTTTGGGTAGAGCAGAATATCAGGCCGACCCTTAGCACTTGCATCTGAGGCTAGCTTTTGAGCGTTGAGGTCTGCATCGATCTCCCTGCTTAGGGCCTCAACAGCACCGCAACCATAGACAGATTGAGCGCCCTTAGCATAACTGTAATTCTTGCCATGAATCACCCGCTCAGGAGGATAGAGAACGACAGATCCACTGCTGTTATGCTCGTATCCGGTGATGCCCATCTTTGGATCTGTGACGATCCTCACCTCATCAGGATGCAATCTAACCAGCGACAAAGGGCGATTGTCACGAGGCCCTAAGAGCAAGATGTAACAGTTACCCGCAAGCATCAAATCAGTGAGCAAGGATTCTCTAAGCATAAAACCGCTTTCTTTGCTGTTCGGCTGGTCGAGCAGATCAAGCACATCCGACTCAGCGATCTCTTCAGTGTTTGCGCCCTTTCCTTTAAGCAGCTTGATCGGCAGTGCTGCAAGGTCTTGAGCGCTTCGCTTAGCTGCTGCATGTGTGTATCCATGTACACCATAAGCGGCCAATGATGCGCCTTGTGAGTAGGTGGGCCGAACCCCAGCAGGAGCGGCCCAAGCAGCGCCCCTGTTTTCCTCTTTGGGCTTTGGTACGGGCTGAGCGTATGACTTGCCCGTTATCGCATCCCACAAGCGCAAAAAATAACCCTGTCTCTTTTCTAGATCTGACATAATCACCTCTTTGAGCGTAATATATCACAGATTGATCTTGCTTGTTATCTGTGAGCTAAAAATCGTTTGTACTGCATAATCTGATAGCGCAAAGCATCCAGTGCATGATCGTATTTTTTGATCGGTTTGTCCTGCTTGCTTTTCTGATCCCATTTGTACAATTTAAGCTCTTTGATCAAATTCCTACATTGAGGTTTTATGAGTAATCTGACCTTACCCTCAAGATCCGGAGCTAGGAATTCTTTGACTTGATTGATCCCCTCTACCACTCCGAAATGCTTTGGCGCTGCTAGGGTTCTAAGATCAAGTTCACGCGCCAATGTGAGCCGCCCGTCTCTGGACTCAGGATCTGCCACAGTCCAGTCAAAATCCTGCCCCTTTGAGCGCCTCAAGATCTCCCTGCCGCTTTCCAGTGTGGTTTTTTCCGTCCAGTACAGCTCATCATAGACAATGAGCACAGGATCAGCAGCAAGATAGCCAGCTGGAGCCTCAGCAAACCACAAGCAGCAAAACGGATGTGATGTCCCAAAGTCAATCGATCTGAATCGTCGCCAGTGATCCGGTAACTCTTCGAGCTTTGTAATGTGGCGATCTGGTCTGAATTCTGAATAGATGAGTCCGGTCTGAGCAGCAAACTCACCGAATAGCCTAGATTGCTGTGCCTCTTCGCTTAGGTGACCCACAGCCCGCCTCATCTTAACGCTTGATATGTACGGGTTATCCAGCCCTGAGATCTGAACACGGGCGAACCCTGCTGGCGGTTTTTCGACGAAGCGATCAAACATCCAGCTCAAACCTTTAAGGGGTGTAGCAGTCACAATAACCCGCCCGCGTTGATCCACTGTTCTCAGGATTGACTCTTCAAAGACCGGCTCAGGTGGCTCCTC